TGGAGGTGATGCAGCTGATGCTCCGTCTGGCCTGAAGTGGATGTGGTCAACTTCACAATGAGATGCTGCAATACGAACTTGGTCGTGGTTCAATCCTCCGGTCAGGTAGGTGTTTTGAGAGCTTTCACCAAATAATCGTTGACCAACAGTTGACAGCGTTAGAGGTGCTCCCAGCTTGTACACACCATTAGGGAGAAATACAGACTTGCCGGTGTTAATTGCAGCTTGAATCGCAGTCGCACTATTTGTCTGACCAGTAGGATCCGCCCCAAAATCAAGAACAGAGACTACTTCACCAAGCTTAGCTGCAACAGTCCTAGCAGTCTGGCCACTAAACTGACCACTATAGGTGATATTACCAGCATTACTAACCGAACTATTAGTTAAGTTGTTAACACAAATAATGTCAACAACATCACCAACAGTAAGACCAACAGTGAAGACAACACTCGTACCATTATCAGCAGCGTAATCAACACCACGTTGCTGCAAAGCACCATTGATATAGACCTGCTCTCGTGTTGGAGAGTAAGCCAAGACACCACCGTAGTCACCAGTACCGGAGAAGATAGTCTGGCTAGCAGTAGCTACCTTACGCCACCGAGTATGACCAGGAATATCAAGGTTACCAAAGCGGTCATCAACGTACTTCTTAGTAGCAGCATTGGTGTCTACTGCAGGTACAGGTAGGTTGGTGATTTGGAACCCATTCATATTGAGTGGACCAACCATAGGATTGGAACCATCAATGTTGACTGAGTTGTTATTGACTTCCTGGGTTACATACAGGTTCTGCGTGAAGTTATCGTTCAGATCCTGAGCACGAATAGCAGAACCAGAATAGAACGTAGCAGCCAACGACGCATCATCAGTATCACGATAGATACGAATAGCAGCCCCATTTGCAGGAGCTGTATTGAACTGAATCGTTGTAGCGTTGGCAAAGGTATATGCAGTTGTAGGTGTACCATTGATCGTTACTTTAACGTCAGTGGTCTCAAGATATGGGAAAGTGAATGAATAGAGAACGGTTGCCCCGTTCCCTGTATATGTATTTTGAGTGACAGCCATCGCTTATGTCAGTAGAGTTAGTAAGACATCGTTTGTTTCATATCATCGAGAAACCTCTTGGCTCCGTCGATATCACCGACTTGAAGGAAGTTCTCAACGGTTTGGTTCTGGTATACTTTATTACTAATACCATCACGGGTAGATACTTGAGCTTCTGCAAAACGCATAGAAGAACGTAGTGCAGCATCAAGATACAGGTGGATGTTCTTGAACTTTTCTACATCAGGGGCTAGACCAAGATCTCTTGCTTTCTTGAACTCATTACGGAATTCTTTACCTTCCTGTGTCTGCATGATGCGTTGAATTTCACGCTTGAAGATACCCTGCTTACCCATTGTACTGGTAACTTCAGAACGTTCTTCATTGCTGTACTCAACACCACGACCATTGGTCTTAAGTGTTGGACGTGCATCATATTCAATGTCCATCAGGAATTGCTTCTCAGGAGACACCTCTCCGCTTACCTTCCAAGGAAGATATGTGTTCCAAACACGTGCAAAGAAGTTAGCAGGTTCACCAACCTTACCACCATCAATCCAGTCATGAGCATCAGGAAGTGCTTGCTTAAGGATTGGGTTACGGTTAGCTACAAGATCAAAGAAGTTGTTCTCTAGTTCTTTCTTGTTAGGTGTCAAAAGACGACCAAATTCAGCCATCAAGCTAGAACCAGGCATTGCAGCAGAACTAGCAAAGGAAGAAGTCCAACGGTTAATAGCACCAACATCACCACGTACAACATCGTTCAGCGGCTCTAAAGCAGCCAACATAGACTTATCAGTGATAGTAGCACTAAGAACAAAGCCAGCAGCACGGAGATTTTCAGCAAGCTCAGCAGAGTTCAATGAATCAAAGTTATCCATGATGTTAGCAGTTAGGGCTACCCAATCACTTACACCATCAATACCGTCATAGCTTACCCATTGACCACCAGGTATACGAATTGAACGAGGTTTCCAGTCAGCATCACGACGAAGGCGTTGTTTCTCTTTATCATAAAGACCATCACCAGTGAGATTATCTGCCATAAAAAGCCCAACGGCACCCATCACAGCAAGTGTACCAATTGCTTTGCGTCCTTTTAAAATAGCACGTTCAGTATTATAAACACTTTCAATGTTTTCCATACTGTAATCAATACCACGAGAAGCAAGTAGTTGCTCTACTTCTTGGCCGCTCATTTCAGCAAAATTACGATCAAAAGCATTTACCTTATCAATAAAAGCTCCTACAGGATTATGGCTACCAAAATAAGTAGCCATGTTGAGAGGTGTTTTAGTGAACAGCAAAAAGGGCTTAAGAATAGGTGCAGTACGGATTAGACTAGATAGAGCATCGTTAGCTGGGTTATCCAAAGACATGGAAATTTCTCCAGCAGCATACCGTACAGCATTGTCTGTAATGTTATCATCTTCGTCAAACATTGCAGCATACACTTCTTTGGAAAGCTTATCAGAAGCCTTTTTATCAAGAGAAATACGACCACCTTGAGTTACAGTGTCCCATGCTCTACCACGTGCTTCCCAATTAGCAACAGTTGCTTGCACAAATCCATCAAAAGCTTGCATACCACGCTGACCAAAGCGCAGCCAAGGATGATTAGCAAGATCGTTTTGCGCTTCAACAATGGACATCATTACTTGAGGACCATATTCACCAGTTGCTGCTTTAGCATCAGCAAATTGTTTAAGAAGTTCAAGTTGTTGTTGATCAGCAACACCAGTGTCTTCACGCAATGCCATCACATAAGGGTCAGAAGCAGACCTACGGAAGACCTGATTCATATAACCAAGTGAATTAGTCAGTGTATCCCAAGCTGCAGAATACTGATACCAACCCCTCCGAAATGTTTTAGAGTCACCATTAATTATAGCACCTGCTGCTTGTGAAATAGGACGTTCAGCAAGATTAGCAATACCAGATACACCAGCTTTAATCGGTGTACCAATAGCAGAAAGTGTAGAGTTATAGACGTTGGACCAGAAACCACGCATAACTGCCGAAGGAATCTCAGGCTCACCATCAAAGAAAGCCTTAGACAGCACACCAAGAGAGTTACGAACGTAGTTATTCAGCTTGCTGATTGTGTCTACTTTACCATCAGTAAACTCATACGCCATCATCAAAGGAGCAAGCATCTCAGGACGCTCTGCTTTGATCTCACGAAGAGTGTTGATGGTTTGTTTAGAATCAGCTTTAATGCGTTCAATAGCTTGAAGAGTAGCGTTCTCTTCATTCTTAATAGCATTGTTGATCTTGGTAGCATAACCTGCATCAGCAGCTTCTGTACCTTTAACAGTAAGACGATTCCACAGGTTAAGCATATTCAAAGCACGACCACGTGAGTACGAAGTCATACCTTTTTGTGCCATCAGAAACTCAAGACGATCAAGGATCTGCTCTTCTGCACGTTCAATGGCTGCAGTACCATCCATAAGACGAACACCTTGAGCCATATCAGACACTTGACCAGCAAAGGAAGTACCAACATATGCTTGTGCACGCATAACATCCATGTTAGCGTAGTCATCCATCAGCTTATTGATAGTCTTAAAGACTGCAGCATAAGCTTCAGACTTAAGAACAGGAGCACCTGTGTCTACATCAATACCTTGCCACTTCTTAATTGCTTGTTGAAGCTCAGGTGTATCCATCCGATAGAAGTCAAAAGCCAGTTCTTCACCAGCTTGCATGATATCTTTATGGCTTAGATACTTACCAGATGCAGTACGATAACCGTATTCACCAGCATCTTTTAGTTGTTGAGCAAGGCCACGGATGATAGCGTCTTGTCCTTCAGGTACTTCCAGACCAAACTTAAGTGCAGGTTCAGAGATAACACTACCTACTCGACCATAGACACTATCAGCATTGTTTACAATACGTGCTACATCAACAGCAGCACCAACAATACCAAGGTTATCTACAGAACGAACACCTGATTCTTCATAACCATAAAGGTCATGTACACCAAGCATCGGTTGATCAAGGTCAGCATTCTTAGAGAAGTTGTATTCACCAAGTTCATCCAAAGCGTCTGAGCGACGCGCAGCAGACTCTGCAATGGCCTCCTCGATGTCATCTGATACTTCGGTACCTAAGTTCTTTGAGAACCACTGTGCAGCCTTTTCTGACTCAGGTACCCATTGAGTAGCGCGATTGACACCACGGATGCCTTTAACAAGTTTACCAACACCTTCAGCAAAGTCTACAAAAAGACCAAGACCAGCACCTTCAGTGACGTTCTTAGCCCGTTTGATATCAGGACTATCACTATCAAGTGTTGCAATGTTGTCAGGAATCCAACCAAATTGAGCAGGGAACGCTTTCTTTAGTGTGCCACTTAGGTTATCGTCTGTTTGGTTAAACTCAACAGCATAATCAACACCAGCACCTACACCAGCACCAAGCATCTTAGGTGCTACCCATTTGAGGAATGGATCGTTAAAGAGTTTTACACGGCTAGCACTAGCAGCAGTTTGAAGGCCACTACCAATACCTTTGGTAAGGAAAATAGTAGGTAGTACAACACTACTAAATTCACGAAGACCTTGAGTTACATCGTTTTCAAACTTAGGTGCTTTCCTGAGTTCAACACCAGGAAGCAAATTAATGGTATCAACAAACCAGTCATTAATACCACGCCCAGGAGCAGACAGAACATCAACCGTTTGTTCTAAGATGTTCCGATCACCTTTCTTTTGTTGTTGCCCTTGACCCGTAGGTTGAGCAGGTTGTTGCTGAGATCTTTGAGACTGTTGAGCAGCTTCTTGTTGAAGCATTTGTTGCTGAGCCATGCTTTCCATGATTTGCATGTCTTGAGCAGATTGCTCAGCTTGCAGTCGAAGTTGCTGCTCTTCTTCAGTCGTCATGTCTGGCGTACCAAACAAGATCCCTTGCGTGAGATCGTCTTCCATGTTTTATGTTTTAATTTTAGCGTTGAAGCTGTTGGACTAAATGGCGACGCAGTTTATCAAACCCTGCATAAGGTTTCATACTTTTACTACCGCGTGCGGCAGGTGCAAGGAAGTCAATAGACGCAATAGTTCCATCAACTGATCGTACATTACCAGTACCACCTTGGATACCAATAATATCACCAGCATTTATTTGTTGACCAGGACGAACAGCAACACCATCAGCAAAGTGTGCGTATAGAACATCTACCTTTTGACCAGTCAGTGGATCGGTTGATTCGATAACAACATAGTTGCCATAGCGAGGTTCACGACTTACATCTTTAACTACACCACCGAGCAGAGCTGGAAATCTCTTACTTTCAAAGTAAAGGTCTACACCAGGCTGATCACCAGGTTTTTCAAAAGTAACAGAAGAAGGACGTTCAAAGCTTGTAGCACCGTAACGTTGCATACTTTGACGCATCGTACCAGCACTTCTCAATGCAGACACATCACCATACTTAGCACGTGCTTTCTCGAACCGTTCATACAGGTTCTTAGCATAACCAGCTTGTGCAGTGTTAGGTCTACCAGCAGCCACCCAGTTGGCATAGCCAGTTTCACCCATGTTCCACACATAGACCGTATCCTTCCAGTTACCATACTTTTTGTAGATACCAGAAAGAATACCAGCACCAAGAGTCAGGTTAAGGCGTGGATCTTTAAGAGCACGTTCACGTTCAGCACGAGTAGCGCCAGGACCGTGATATTCCTGACTGAGTTGCATAAGACCAACACCAGCAGCTGCACCACCCATTGATAGAATGTTAGGATCCCAGCTACCATTCTCAGCCTCAGCAAATGCAGCAACAAATGCAGGGTTAATACCAGCTTTCTGTGCTGCCTCTACAACCAAGGGACCGTAACCTTTAGGAACAATATTAGGATCAAAGGTACGAGTAGATGCCATAGCCCTAGCAGATAGCTCAGGCGTACGGTACGCATCCAATTTACGCTTTAATTCAGGATTAACAGTAGTGCTGAATGTAACTGCAGCTTGAGGTAATCCAATTGGTTTTAAACCAGCAGCACGACGTTGGCGATTGATTACAGTAAATGGATCAACACCCATCTGTGTACCAACATATTGAGCCATAGGATCCATAGTGAATCTAGGCTTAGCCATATCTTGTTCCAGCTGAACCAATTGAGCTTTATTAAAAATTGCTCCAGGACTATCAAGAGCCTTGACACCAAGCTTAGCAATGCTGGTTTGCACTGATTTCATACGAGCTACGGCAACACCAGAGGGCTTAGCAGCTTGAGTGAATGCAGCGTAGCCACCAAGGTTAGTAGCATCTTGAGAAAAGAACCTAGGATTCTTAGCTTGAGCAGCAAACTCTTGCTGTACGAAAGACAACGCAGCATTCACTGCATTAGGGTCTCCAGCAGCCTTCAACTCAGCATACTTAGTCAGGAACCTATTCTGAAGGCGTTGAGTCATCAACGGTACACTCCAGTGATAGGTACCATCAGGCTTAGCTTGAATAGTCGGTGGTGACTTAGCTAATGAAGCCAGTGCTTCCATCTGAGGTTTGAAGTTACCATTAGCAGCACGATCTCTGCTAGTAGCTTCTGCCATATTCATCCACTTTGCAGCGATAGTACCAGGGACACCCATTGCCTCCATTCGCTCTTTTGTAAGCTGACCAGTATCAGCAAGCTTTTGAAGTTGTTCTTCTAGGTTTTTTCGATACAAAGCATTGGTAGATTCATTCTTAATTAGATTATCAATAATATCACTACGTGTGCCAGGAGCGACTCTACCTTTAAAAAGCTCTTGCAACCTTAATTGAGCAGCTTCACCATCAGCCTCAGTAAATCCATTAGGATTATCCTTTAGCATTTGAGCTAGTTCTCTAGCAGCTAATTCAAATCCAGTACGAGTTTCTGTTTCTTGAAGATTAAAGTCTTGAAGAGAACGTGCCCTTGCCTGGATAAATTCGCGACTAACTCCAATTACTTGGGAATCATTTTTATTGAATTCACCAAAAGTTGTACCTTGCTCATCAATAGGTTGGTTAAGGAGGTCCTGCCAAACTTTTTGAGCATCTTGCCAACCATCACCTGAAGCTGCTGTTGCAAAATAACGAAGTAAAGCCTGCTTGCCTTCTCGACGTTGATTACCAGAGGGCAGACTAGATAACCATTGAGCAGCACCAGCAGCACCTTCAGTGCTAATCTTTTGATGGATAGAACGTGTGATATTGTTCTGTACTTCAGTATCAGCGAGCTTCCTGTATTCAGCATTTGATGCTTGTTGCAACTGGTTCTCAAATGCACGCATCTGAGGATGAATATAAGCTGCAGCGGCTTGAGGGCTAAGGTTCAGTGCACCCGATTCACGCAGGTATTGTGATTGAAGTTGCGACAGGATAGTTTGCTGTGCCTCTTGATCACCATTAGCACGTGCTTCTGCATAACTAATCTCCTCACCTTCCCTTACTTTAAATTTGGTCTCATAGTTTTGGTTAACAAAGTTACCATAACCAACACCAATGTTTTCAGCAAGAGACCGTGATTCAGACCAATACTTAGCATTGCTATGCTTCATCAAATAACGAATATCCTGAATGGATCCGTTACCTTTATCAAGAAGACCCTTGATGAATTGGTTTTCAGATAGTGCTTGGTCGGTAAGATTTCGATCCAGTTTATGGATCTCCATCAAACTCTTAGTGTCTAGGCCAACCTTAAGCATTGCCTGCTGAACACCAAGCTTAATGCCTTCCTCTCGTTTCTGATTAAACTCACCAAGAGCTTTAAATGCAGTTTCAGAAAAGGAGGACAAAGCTTGAAGTGTTCTTACTTCGTCTTGCCCTTGACGTTCAGCATCACGAATAGTTTGTGCATAGTTATTCTGCACTTGCTGCTGTACAGCTTGCCGATTACGAGTATCCTGTTGGAAAATCATATCTCGGTTAGCCATCTCCATTTGCTGTGCATTTTGTGTAGCACGAGCATAACGGTCACGATTGCTTAGGTCAAACTCCATAGCACGTTGCATAGAACGCAACGCTTGTTGACCTTGTTGAAGATACTTATTGGATTCGTCCGGCGCTTCAAGTGGTCTAAACCCGCTCGGACTTGCATAACTTTTAAATTTAGCCATAATCAAGTGAAACCAATTCCGGGTTGATAAGAAGCAAGTGCAGCATTGAATGCACCTGAAGCGAATTGACCAATACCAGCAGCAACAGGACTCATACCACCAACATAACCTTTCTTAGGACGGATGCTATTCCAGAGCTTCTTATCAAACTCAAGAGGATCTTGAAGTTCAGGACGAGGCAATGCCAACGGTTTGGGAAGACTCGGAGGAATCATAAGTTCAAGCATCATGTTAGCAATAGCATTCATATCAGCTTGTTGCTTACTGAGAGCAGCTTGATAACGCATTGCCTTACCTTGGTTAGCAAGGCTAACACGAGATGCAGCAAGTTGTGCTTTATCGAGATAAAAGCTATCGTTAATCTGTTCAAGCTTCATGTTGATTGCTTCACCAGTCAACGCATAGTTCTGCTCACCATTCATCACATCTTGGATGATAGCAGCAGTATTAGCACCTGCCTCAGCAATAGCAGCTTGTGCCATCTTCTCAGCAGATACACCAGCAGCACCCCTAACTTGTGCTTGACCTAGGTTCTTCAACCCTTCAACGTATGCCTTCTGTTGTTGGATTTGACCCATACCACGGGTCTGTTGAAGAGCAACTTCAGCTTGCTGCATGTTAAGAGTTTCACCACGCTGAGCGTAGCGGTACTCCATCATGGTAGACTTTTCTTCAAAGTCCATCATAATGTTTTGTTCTTGCTCCCACCGTGCAGTGTCCTGCAAGGCATAGTCGTAAGCAAGATTGTTATAGCTCAGCTGTTGTGATGCAGTCTGCTGTGACTTATTAAAGGCACGCATCTGATTGGCATAATCAAATGCTTGAATTTGCATCTGATAACGCCAGCTTTGATCAGCACTAGCTTCCTCATAAGCTAGGTTGTTTTTTATATTTCGACGTTGAAGCTTGACTGTTTGCTTATCGTACTTATATTGACGACGTGCTGTTGTCTTATTGAAATTCCAGTTAGCTAGATTAGCTTCATATTGAAGTTGTGCTTGACGCTCTGCAGCTTCATTTTGTGCTGCTTGTTGAGCACCACCAAAGAGTCCACTAACAAGAGAGCCACCAAGACCAATAGCTAATCCAATGGGAAATGGCATTAACCTGCCCTCCTATAATAACGCGGTGCATAATGACCTTCCCAATACATGCTATTGACTGATACCGGGAAAGGTGATGTGCTGTTTAGTTTAAGTGTAAAGTTTGTATTCTTCTGATGAATAGGCACAGTAAGACTCGTTCGATCAATAGTAGGTGTGGAGTTAGCTAGATAGTATCCAGCATTCTGTACGCCTGCTACATAGATCCATTGTGGAGCACCATAGCGGCTGATATAAAAGTTGATAGCACCACTGAATCCAATGTCAAACTTCATCCGTGAGATAGTCAAAGATGCAGTCCAATCAACAGTATTCTGTGATCTAAAGAAATAACGTGGTAGTTCTACTTCAAAGTCAAACTCAAAACCAGCTACAAGATCATATTCCTTACCAGTCCAATTACCAGGAACCAACCAAT